TTTAGTAATATTGTTACTGATACGGGCAAATGATTTTAAATTCTAATAAACTTAAAGATATTCCCTTTGTGGAACTAATGGAAATTATAAATGCAAAACACGGATTCTACTATAATGCCAACTCAAAAAAGAAGCTTGACCAATTCACAGGAAAAGTTTCTAGACGCATTATTCGGGGAAGCACGAGGAGACCCGAAAAAAGCTGGAGAGCTGGCAGGTTATTCCGAGCACTCTTATCCTAAAGTTCTTAGAAATTTAAAATCAGAAATTGTCTCAAGGGCAGAGAACTACTTAGCAACTCATTCTGCAAAAGCAGCGGCTAAGATGGTGGATATGTTGGATGAGGATGGAACCACACCCCATGCCAATATTCGTATGGAGGCAGCTAAACAGATTTTAGATCGAATTGGTATTGCCAAGAAAGAAAAAATAGATATTAATATGCAGGCAGTTCATGGGTTATTTATTCTTCCTGCAAAAGATAAAATTAAAAGGGCGGAACCATTACATGAAGATAAAAAAACGATCTAGGGTTATTCCTTTTGGTTTTAAACAAAGTGATTCTAAAGAATATATTGAACCTATATCTTTTGAATTAGAGGCTTTAGGACAGGCTAAAAAATATTTAGAAACTTGCTCTTATCGAGAAGTTTCAGAATGGTTACACAGAAAAACGGGCAGATATATATCCCATGTCGGACTTAGAAAAAGAATCAATAGTGGTAAAGCCACCGAAACCGAAGAAAACAGTCAAAGCGAAAGCCAAGAATTCGGTTCAAACGATATTAAAACGGTCTAGACAAAAAGTTAATACTGCCGAACAAAGTTTAAGATCCGCAAAGCGGTCTGCAGAATATTTAAAACATAAATATAAAAATATTAATTCTGCATTACAAGGAAAAGAAACTCAACTTATCGAACAAGATATAATTGATACTGTTTCTCCAAATGTTAAAGAGCATTTAAAAAAACAAAATGTTGTCTTTAAACCTAATACAGGTCCACAAACAGAGTTTCTAGCCTCATCGGAAAGAGAGGTTTTTTATGGAGGAGCAAGAGGAGGGGGTAAGTCTTATGCGATGTTGGTAGATCCCTTACGATACTGCCACAAAGAAACACATCGAGCACTTCTTCTTAGACGTACAATGCCTGAGTTGAGAGATTTAATTAATCACTCTCAAAGATTATACTCACGAGCATTCCCAGGAGCCAAATGGAGAGAGCAAGAAAAAGAGTGGAGATTCCCATCAGGAGCCAAAATAGAGTTCGGGTACGCAGAGAACATGACAGACGCTTTACGTTACCAAGGGCAATCTTACACATGGATAGGAATAGACGAACTACCACAATATCCTTCGCCAGATATATATAATTTTTTAAGATCCTCATTACGTTCAGTGGATCCTAGTATCCCTGTGTTTATGCGATCCACAGGAAATCCAGGTAATATTGGTTCCCAGTGGGTACGAGAGATGTTTGTAAACCCATCCCTTGCAAATCAATCCTTTGATATTTCAGTAGATACTCCTAATGGGAGAAAGATAATTACTCGAAGATTTATTCCAGCAAAGCTACAGGATAATCCTTATTTAATGCAGACGGATGACTATTATACAATGTTATCCTCTTTACCCGATGTTCAGCGAAAACAATTTTTAGATGGAGATTGGGATGCATTTGAAGATTCATCCTTTCCTGAATTTAATAAACGTATACATGTTGTTGATCCTTTTGAAGTTCCTAGAGGATGGCAAAGATTTCGTGCAGCAGACTGGGGTTATTCATCTCCTGCTTGTTGTCTTTGGTTTGCAATTGACTATGATAATAATCTTTGGATTTATAGAGAATTATATATTTCAAGAATAACGGCAGATGTATTCGCTAAAAAAGTTTTAATGCTTGAAAGAGATGAATATATTCGTTACGGAGTTTTAGATGCAAGTACGTGGGCAAAGCGTGGAGATATAGGACCGAGTATTGCAGAAACAATGATTCAACAAGGTTGTCGATGGAGACCTTCTGACAGAACTCCTAAAAGTAGAATCAGTGGTAAATTAGAAATTCATAAACGATTAAAGGTAAGCGAAGATAAAAAAAAGGAACCAGGACTTAGAATTTTTTCAAGTTGTAGAAATTTAATTAGAACCTTACCTGTCTTACCTTTGGATGATCATAATCCTGAAGATATCAATACGGATGCAGAAGATCATGCTTATGACGCTTTACGTTATGGATGTATGAGTCGACCTCTGCATACAAGTTATGCTAATCGATTTAATAAAAAACCTAGACCCCAATTTATACCCGTAGATAGAATGTTCGGATATTAAAAATGTCTAGAGAAAAACTACCTGAACTTGATAAAAAGAAATTTCCCTATAAATTAGTATTAATTGCATGGGAAGATATTGTATCTAATTCAGACTGGGAAAATATTACTAAAATTAAAAAGGCGAAGACTGCAATTTGCTATAGTGTAGGATGGTTAATGGCAGAGACATCAAAGATAACCGTGATTATGTCAGACTTAAGTTTTGAAGATAATCATGAAATAGAACAAGGTGGATCGTACACCACTATACCTACTAAAAACGTACTATCAATTAAGAAAATAAAACTATAGAGGAATATATGGAAACTAAATTCGATCCAAAAGCTAAAGTAAAACAAGGAGATCTTGGTTCAGCACCTGATGGCAAACAGCCAAATCGGGAATCAATGAATATTGACTTTTCTAAAGATGCACCTAGAAAAGGTGAATCTGAAATTGCTTTACAGGATAATACTTATCCTACAAAGTCAGGATCCGAACATGTACAAGAGTCATTGTTTAAACAAGCTGATGAAAAAGATTATTAATTAAAAGGAGGAAACTATGCCAGAAGGAATGGGATACCCAAAAGGGGGAGCGATATTAGGTAAGATCAAACAAGGCGATCTTGGAGCTGATGTTGGTAAAACTAAGAATGCTAAACTAGAAATGAATCTAAATCAAAAAGTTAAACAAGGAGATTTAGGATCAGAATCAGGTTCAGTAGGCAAAAAAGAAAAAGTAGACGCATCAATTTTTAAAAAAGCAGAAGAAAGAGATTACTAATTATGGCTAAAACAGATTTACGATCACCAAGTGATAGTAAATATACAGGTTTTACAAGCTATAAAGAAAAAACTAAAGTTGATAAACCTAAAATAAAGAAAGCTATTAAAGTAGCTAAAGCACATCCGTTGGATCAAACTTCACTTGATATGTTTGGTGTAACTTATAATCAACTTAATTTACTTCAAGAGCAAGTTGTTTTAGGGGCTGCAGGTAAAAAGGAGTAATTACATGGCTAAAAAACCGTATACAGAGGAATATAATCCTCTTGTAGGACATGTTCGAACTAAGTTTCAACAAGCCGAAACCTCACGTCTTTATGATGAAAAAAGATGGTTAAAAGCTTATAGAAATTATAGAGGAATGTATGGACCTGAAATGGCTTTTCGTGATAATGAAAAGTCTAAAGTTTTTGTTAAAATTACAAAAACAAAAGTTTTAGCATCCTTTGGACAAATTATAGAAGTTTTATTTGGAGCACACAAATTTCCAATTGGAATTGAACCAACTCCAATTCCAGAAGAAACTTCAGAATATGCTCATTTAAAACAACCAGGACAGCAACCTTTAGATCAACCACAAGAACAAGAAGAATCACTTTCTTCACCTTATGGTTTTCCTGGAGATGGTAAAACTTTACCTCCAGGAGCAACAGCAGATTCTTTAATAAAAGATGTTGCTCAAGAATATCGTGCATTAGGTTTTGATGAAGGTCCAGCACCTGATTTAAAATCGATGCCTCAAATTGAACCTGCACGTTTAGCAGCAGAAAAAATGGAAAAGGTTCTTCAGGATCAATTAGAGGAAACGGATGCTATTAAAAGTTTAAGACATGTCTTTTTTGAATCTGTTCTTTTAGGAACAGGTATTTTAAAAGGACCTTTTACAGAAGATAAGACTTATCATTATTTTAATAATACAGAAGAAAATCAAGTATACGTTGGTAAAACAAAAGCAGTTCCAAAATTAGAAGCCGTATCCTGTTGGGACTTTTATCCTGATCCAAATTGTACCAATATTAATGATGCTGAATATGCTATTCAAAGACATTCTTTTAATCGACAACAGTTTGCTGATTTAATTAAAAGACCTTTATTCAATAAAGAAGCAATTGGTGAATGTCTAAAAATGGGTCCAAACTATCAAACACGAGGATATGAATCTTCATTATATGATAGAGAAAATATTGAATCCCTATATAAAAATAGATTTGAAGTTTTAGAATTTTGGGGAATTCTAGATAAAACAATCTGTGATCAAATTGGATTTAAGTATAAAGATGATTTAGATGTTGTTCATGTTAATGCATGGATTTGTGGAAATAAAGTTTTAAGAATTATTCAGAATCCATTTACACCTACACGAATTCCATTTATGGTTTGTCCTTATGAACTTAATCCATATCAATTTTTTGGAATTGGTATTCCAGAAAATATGGAAGATTCACAGCAAATTATGAATGGGCATGCAAGAATGGCTATTGATAATTTGGCTTTATCAGGTAATTTAGTATTTGATATTGATGAAACCTTATTAGTTCCAGGACAGGATATGAAAGTCTTTCCTGGAAAGATCTTTAGACGACAGAGTGGACAGCCTGGTCAAGCCATACATGGAGTTAAATTTCCAAGTACAACAAATGAAAATATGATGATGTTTGATCGATTTAGACAATTAGCAGATGAGTCTACAGGTATTCCATCTTATTCTCACGGAACAACAGGTGTTATGTCAACAACACGAACTGCAGCAGGTATGTCAATGTTAATGGGAGCTGCAGCTTTAAGTATTAAAACAGTTATAAAAAATATAGATGACTATTTACTAAAACCCTTAGGTCAAAATTTATTTTATTGGAATATGCAATTCAATGATGAACTTCCAGAAATAAAAGGTGATCTAGAAATAAAAGCAAGAGGGACTTCTTCTTTAATGCAAAAAGAAGTAAGATCTCAAAGATTAGTAACTTTTATGCAAACCGCTGCAAATCCATCACTCGCACCGTTTGTTAAATGGCATACAATCTTAAAAGAAATCGCAAAATCATTGGATATCGATCCTGATCAAATTATTAATGATCCTGAGAAAGCAACGATTTTTGCACATATAATGGGATTAGCAAATGGAAATATCGCACAAGCAAATCAAGGAACTAACGTCCAGCCCCCAATGGGTACTAATGGAGCAGTACCTCCAGGAGCTTCAGCAACAGATCCAACTGGAGTTGGAGGTAGCAACATCGGAACAGGGGCTGTTCCGTTGCCAGGGGAAGCTGGTTTTAGTACGCCAACTCTTAAATCTTAAATCACAATTACAAAAAAATAAAAATTATGGCACAGAACGGCTTACGGGTAAATGATAAAGGTGAGTGGGAGAATTATGAAATATCTGATTCCAGTGATAAAGGCTGGAATGAGTCAATTATTAATGCTAAACTTGAGAAGAATGTAGATTTAGCTCCCAAACGATCTATTTTTACAGCGGATACTGTTACTAATGAAGTTACAGAAGATCCCTATAAAGGTGCTTATGATGATTATATTCCCTGGTGGTTACAAAATGGTAGTGGAGATAGCGAAGATATTGATGATAAAAATAAAATAAAACCAACTAAGGAATTAAGTCCATATGAAGAAGTTTTTGGAAAACCTACATTAGGTGCTCAAACTTTTAATTTAACAGGAATGGATATTCATCAATTGTATGCTGAAAGAGATAAAGAAAAAAAACCTTTCTTACATCATTATAAAACAGGTCTTATTCTTGGAACAGGTAGTGTTATAAGTGAAAAATGGAAAGATCAATCTTTAGAATTAGAAATTAAAAGACGAGAAGCATCAAATTTAAAATTACATGGAAAAAAAGATCCAACGGTAGAAGAATCTTTAGGAAGTGGGGATAGAGATACAGGTGCTAAACCTGGTGGTCAGACTCCATTAAAAGATGTTACAATTGGAGGTAAATCAGCAACTGATATTGGTGCTAGACGAGGACAAGGTGGAACTATTATTACAAAAGATAAACCTTATGAAGGACCTACTGGAGGAGATTATGAAGAAGAGCAGGCACAACCTGCAAGACAAACACCTTCTACTACTTCACCAGGACATCCAAGTCAACAAAATGGTAGTGGAAATGGCAGTAGTAATGGAGGAGGCTGTGTAGTTGCAACTCATGCTGTTAATGCTGGAGTATTTGATTTATCAACTAAACGACAAGCTATTCGTTGGTGTGTAAAAAATCTTCATCGAACATGGTGGGGAGAAGCTATTCGTAAAGGATATAGATACTATGGTCAAAAAGCTATTGATCAAGGTACCGTAAAAAATCATTATCAAGAATTTAAAAATTATTTAGCTTTTGCTACAGGAAGAAAAAGAAATTTAAAAAATGCATGGACATTTTTTTACAGAACTATACAGTTTTTTATAAAAGGAATTACAATTTAAAATGGCAATCGATTATAGGGGACAAGTTACAACAACAGGATTAATGAATAAAAATCCAAATGCTATTCGTCCACCTGATATGAAAGGATTAGCTACTCCAATAAATTCTAGTGGAACTATAACAGCTGGATCGGGTAAACCTATAATAAATCCACAAGTTAAAATTAAAGAACCTACAACTGATTTAAAAACTTTATTAACAAATAGATTTCAAAGTTTAGATAGTGAAAGTAAAGAACAACTTTTATCTAAATTAATGACTGAAGATGGGAAAGGCTTAACAAAAAAAGTATTACCTGAATTATCAGATACTATTGATAAAAGTGTACAGACACGAGAACCTGTTGTCACTATCCCAATTAGATATGTTATGGCAAATATGGGAACAGATAATCCTGAAGTTGCTGTACAAAAATTTTTTGATGCAATACTTAATTTAGAATTAAGAAATTTGCCAACAACCGAAGTAACTAGCAGTGAAGGATCCAAATCCAATGGGCTTGGATCTAGCACTATTAGTGCAAATAATGTGCCACTTGAAAATACTGAACAAATAGTATAATCAACCCACAAATTATGGAAGTGAGCTACCCTTATCCATAAGGCACTCAACCTAAGAGGAAAAAATAATGGAAACAAAAGAAAAGGAAGCTACAGTTTCGCAAGAAGCTGAAGTTTCTAAACCGAAACTTATTAAAAAACCTAAAGCGAATCCTTATAAAAAACATGATGACGCAAGTGATCCTGAAATTGAGGCATTTGCTAAAGGTGAATTAGAGAAGTTTCACAGAGAGAAAGCAGAGACAG